ATGTTGACAAAACCGTATCTTTTGGGGTGAACCGACGAAAACCGACTATTCCCGATAAAATTGAATATATTTATTCCTGATATCCCAGAGCATAAATCCCCAAATCCCAATCCCGAGTTTCAATAAAATTCTGTTGAGTCAATACCGAATTCAATAAAATCCACTACACGAAAAACGTCTATTCCCGAGAAAATTGATTTGAATTCAGTCCTGATATCCCAGAGCATAAATCACCAAATCAACACCAACGACTTTCAATAAAATCCCCACAATGCCTTCCCTCGCACGACTCAACGAACTCGCCAACGGAGCACCAAAAACCCACGCTGAACTTGTGAGTGATGCTCGAGGTGAGTATTTGTGTGTCGCAGAAGAAATCGCCTATGACGCATTTGAAGGTGCTGACTTGACACCACAAAACCTTCGATGGGTGGCCTTGACTACCCGAGAAAATATGTGTGAAAGATATTGCCGAGGACACGAGTTCTATGAGGACGACAACGAACAACGAGAATGGAGTTGGGCGGTTGTCAAGGAAGCACTCCAAGATATGCTGCCGCCAGACTGCTTTGAGACAATTCGAGATTTGGAAGACATTTCATATGATGTCGAAGTTGAAGAAGTCACATTCCCAGATGGAACAATTCTTTTCAAAGACGCAAACGGAATCTACTACGACCCAGACTCTCAAGAAGAAGTTGAGGTAGACGATAAATACGGCCAACTCAGTTAAATTAATTATAGAGACATTTAAAAACCAACAAAACAAAAAAAATAATTATTCCACCATATTCTAGAACTATATATGTATTCATTATTATAATAAAATATTTTTTATTTGGCTTTGATACACCACAAGTCTTTTCTACACATAGGACAAGCCACAGTCTTTTTACCGACTTCTTTAGTTTCTTTCAGTTTATTCAAACAATCTTTATGAAAATTATGGCCACACGGTGTAGTATCCAAAGTCTCGGCTGTGATGACTTCCAGACATATCGCACACTCAACGGCCATTTTTGCTTTTTTATATAATTCACTTATGAAAGTCTGTAAATGAATATCCATATCTGTTGGCTCTACTATAGTCTGTATTTCATTATAAATACCGAGTTGACTTTCAAATGACTCATTCCTAACTTGAAAATACTGTCCCCACGCAAATTTAGTTGCTCTCTTTGCTCTATCTGCTTCTTTTTTCCAATAGGCTACGCTCATTTTATAATAAAAAATATAATAAATTTAAAACTTTCAATTTTATAACAAACTACGAAAATCGTCTATTCCGCTTCTTTACCATACAATAGAATACTCATTGCTGAACCCCAATGTTGGTCTTTGTCTTCTTCGTCGTCTTTTGGTGGGTCTACAATATCCCAACAGACATCGCAGATTGCTTTGCCCTTTAGAATAGGGTGTGTATTACACATCGCAGGGCAACCACATTCCACACATACGCCTTCTATTTCATTTAACAAATGAAACCAGCACGGCGGTAGAGTTTTATTATCCCAGTCGGTTTTACTATTCCATTCTGCGTCGTGACTTTGAATAACAGAGTTTGGTGATTCGGTATTCATATTTAATGATTATTTTATATTTTCAGCCAAAAAAAGTTTCAATTTTGTAACCAAATACGAAAATCGTCTATTCCGCTAAAAATTGAAAGTTTCAACCCTTTCATTTTCATTCATAAAATGCCTTCTACCGACATCGAAAACTCAGTAAGAACAAAACAACCGACTTTTTGGGATAAATTCTATTGGGGAAATGGTTGTGGTGCTGATGATATCTCTGTAAAAAATCGGGATATATTCTATGATGCTTTTCATCTCATTCACTTTTTGGGAAGTAACTCCCGACTTAATAAAGCAAAATATACAACCAGACTTATTGCGAAGCATCACAATTATACTTACTTATCCAACCATCAATTATGCCCTCTGGAATTATGCGACCACAGCGAATACTACGAAATAAAGAAAAGCAAAATAAGAATCATTCTGTTTCACCCTTACCATATCAGTCCAGAGAATGTTGAAAAGGCTGTAAAAAATGGGTTTGTAGAAATAATACCGATGTATTCTAGTAGTGCTCGGTCATTTATGAAAATGGTAGACGAAGAATACCTCATAACCAATTTTCATAAAATTAGTCAGTTGAAACTTTCGACCGAGTAACTCTTTTATCAAATATCGGCATATCGTGGTGGGTTTCATCACCCACATCACCCACAGACTTAGGTCTTTTATGATTATCTATTTTTTTCTCTAACTGGTTTTCGTCTCTTATACAGCATTTCTTAAGAATATCTAATACACGCTCAAACCCATAAACATTTCCTAAATTTTTTATTTGTCGACATTCACCACAGAATGAACCAAACCAGTTCTCAACTTTTTTTTGTTCACACAGAATACACCAAGTCATTATAATATAAAAAAATATTTTAATTTATAAAAACCGATAATTTCCCTCGCTTACTAAATCAACGTTGGTGCGTCTGCGTGTGTGCTTCGAACCTCGGTGTAAGTTGTCGGTAATTTAACGAGTTTTCTCTGTTCAACTGGAATTCTCAACATAATTTTAATAGTTTCAATAGTAGCAATACGAATATCATAAGCCTCTTTCATTTTATCAGCATATAGTTTCATAGAACCACCATTATCAATAGTCTTATTATCCAAGCCTCTTTGTTGGGTTTTATATCCAGAATCCATAGAACCGTCTTCGTTGCCCTCGTCGCAGCGATGTTGAATAACTGTGATTTCTCTGCCTTCAGCGTTTGCCTCACATCTTGCGTCTAAGAACTCACTATCGAACTCGCTGATTTTATTGTGATATTTAGTCATTTCGGTATCATTAAAATTATAACAATATCTGTGAAACTTCTGTTTCCACCGAAGCAACTTACGCTGTTGTTTTAGCATAATACTATCGTGGACTTTCTCCTCATAACTTTCAGCCAGTTTACAAAGTCGGTGCTTACCTATCACAGCCAAGTCGGTAACTGGATTACCTTCTTCGTCTACATAGTCGGTATTTGGGCGAAAACAGACTGTGGGCTGATATGGCTGACCGTCAACCTCAACAGGCTTACCTCGCAGCGTGTCTGTTTTACCTAATTTTGTAAGAATTGATTGTTCTGCCTCAACACCCGAATTAATCCCAGTAAAGGAAACCTCGAGAACCCGAAACATATAGTCTTTTTCAAAATTAACAACTTTCTCTTGTCCGTCCAGCATTTTCTCAGCCTTAGCCCACGAAACAGCCGACTTCAAAGCAGAATCTCTAAGTCGGGCTTTGACTTCTTTGTAAGAGTCGGTTTTGTGAGTAATACTCACTTTAGAGTGTTCGGTATTTGCTTGAAAAGCCATAGTGATATGTATTCTTAGATTACAACTGAAAAAAACTTTCAATTTTATAACCAAATACGAAAATCGTCTATTCCCATTAGAAATACCGACTGCGAAAAGTCGGTATTAGCAATTAATCGCCATAAATACCAAGTTTTCGCTCTTCGTCTTCAAATAGCATATCGCTACACAGACTTCTCGCCTCTTGTAACAACCATTGAACGATATCATCGCTGATAATTGGGTTATCTAACTCTGTCTGGATTGTCCTGACAATTCCGTATATTTGGCTTATCAATTTCTTACTTTCCATATATTTAATTTTAAGGTGTTTTTGTTCATAATTCTTCTCTTCCATTCGCTCTTTGAATTGCTCTGCTAAATCTAAGTATTCTTGTTCTGTTCTTTGGCTGTTGATTGCCGCATCGTTTGTGTCAGTCATATATAAATTACCGATATTTTAAAGTCGGTATTGAGCCGACGCTGAATAGACGATTTTCGTAATTAGATTATTTTTTTATTAATAAAATTTAAAAATTGAATTATATAGAGAATATATATTCCATTATATAATAATGAATGGGTATAAATTTTGCGATGATAATAAGATAAAATGGCGTCCTATCCTTGTAAAAGTCAGTAAGGGTGCGAAAGGTAAGTATGATAAAAAATTACAGAGTTGTTCTCTGTTTGCGAAGAATGAGAAATATAATATGCCGAATAAACTCAGTTTTCAAGACGCTAATTTTTGTAATACCGAGATGTTAGAATACCAGACTATATTTAGAAATATGTCGGCTGTAGAACAGAGCAAATACACGATTTGTATGGATACTACAGATGTGTATCATTTAGATATAGATTGGAAGGAAGAAAAAGAATACAGTGATTTATCACACGATTTCGTAGAAGACTTACTTAAAATATGTCCGTATTATAAATCTACAACAAAAGCACTCGGTAAACATCTATTTTTCAAATTAGACAAGAAATTAACAAAACAGAAGACTCTATTAAAACTAACTCCTAAATGTGAGGTATATGAAGACTTGGAAATTCTGTCTGGAAATTTTGGTTGGTGTCCAGCAGAAAATGAGATATTTAATGCCGACTTAAAAATGCCGACGTTAAAATACGAGGACTTACCTCTCAAATTTGGTGCTCCTTATCTTGGGATTGATGCGAATACTGGTAAACTGAAAATGAAATTAAAGAAAAAAAAATCAAAAAAAGAAATTACCGAGTTAGAAGAACTAGATAAAGATTCAAAAGTATTCAAATATGCCGACATTATATCGGTAAAACATTTAGACGATTATGATACTTGGTTAAAATTACTTACATCGCTGAAGAGTGCTAGTGAGAAGGCGGTTGCTCATTATATATCACAGAAGAGCGATAAATTCAAGGAAGCCGATTTTCATAATAAATATGAGTCTGTTGACCCAACAACTATATCTATTGGAACTATGTATTATTATGCTAAAATATCTAACAACAAGGCTTACAGAGATTTACAGAATGAAGATATGGATACTATGGAATTCTTAGATAGTGATGACACTCAAGCAAAACTGTTTCTTGGAAATCACGAAAATAATTTAGTATATTTAGACAATACTATATTTATGTATATCGGTAATGAGGAAGGAACTGAAGGTCGTTGGTTTAAAGACGAGAAGAATGAACGAGTAAAAAAACTCTTGAGTGATTATTTGTCTGGATTACAACAAAACAGACTTTCCAAATTATATGAAGAACGAAAACAGATTGAAGAAGCCCTTGAAAACCCTACCGACGACGCTGACGCTGTTGAAGAACAGAAAACAAGCTTAGAAGAGATAGGTCATAAAATTAAATTTTCTTCTGCTCTTGCTGCGAAGTTAAAAAACTGTGCTAAAATTAATACTATAGCAGAGCGACTTCGTAGTCTGTTGTCGGTGGTAGATTACGAAGAAATACAATTCGACAAGAATCCATACTTACTTCCGTTTAACAACACTTGTTATGATTTAAAAACTCACAACTGGGTAGGCACACGGCGTGAGAACTATATATTAGAAACAACTGGATACAATTGGATTACACCGAACGAATCACAAATTACTAAGATAAGTAAATTAATCGATGAGATTTTTCCAGACCCAGAAATTAGACAAGAATACATTCATTATTTAGCAACTGGCTTATATGGAATTCCTATTGAGAAATTCATATTTGCGAGTGGTGGCGGTGGTAATGGGAAGGGTGTTATAAATGAGTTAGTATTGGAAGTTCTCGGTAATTTCGGCTATTCAGCAAACAACGCCGTTTTACTAAATCCGCTGAAAGAAGGTGGTAATCCAGCAATTGCTAATATGTCTGGAAAACGGTTCATTAATTATCGAGAACCAGACGAAAAGAAATCACTTAACTTGTCAGCAATTAAGGAATTAACTGGTGGTAAGGGCATTTGTGCTCGTAAGTTATACTGTAATGACGATAAAGTTGAGTTAGTCGGGACTCACGTGTTAGAACTAAATAAGAAATGCCCTATGGTTGGTGATTTGGGTGATAGTATTATGCGAAGACTTCGAGATATTCCATTCGTTGCGACATATACTACCGATGTAGAACTCTTAAAACGAAAAAAAGAACTTAACAATATTTTCAAAGCAAATCCATATTTCAAAACTATTGAGTTCCAGAATGAATTTAAATATGCTCTATTTATTTATCTAATTCGGTATGCTAAAAAATGGGAAAAAGAAAATGCTGGATTTAATGTGTGTAGTCGGTTATTTGTCGCTTCTAAAATTACTGACAGGACTAAACATTATATAGAAGACAACGATAATATATTTATGATATTAAAACAACATTATATAAAAGATATGTCTAATAAAAACAACTATGTCAAGTTCAAAGAATTTTGGTGCTTTTTCAAGGATAGCGACTTCTATCGAACTCTGTCAAAACACGAACAGAATAAACAATATAGCGAGAAAAATGTTGTGGAACACCTCAAGACTTCTACATCTACACGAATTTTCTTCAAAGATATATTAAATTTTAAGAAACCGAATGGCGACATAGTTAGTTATAGAAATGTATTGAGATATTGGCGATTAAAAACAACTGACGAAATAATTAAGGAACAACTTGAACAAGGCGGAGGAGACGACGAACTGGAGTTTGAATATTGAAATAGCAGCGTTGCCCAGCAATCCGTAACCTAAATAATACATAGTTTAACTTGCTTATTTAATATATTTTTTATTTGTATATGGTTAGATTTAAAATTGCCCCCAAAATTATTGAGTGTGCTGACGGTGAAATGGAGTGGAAACAAGAAGAAGACACGCCACCACCAAGTCCAAGTCCCGAACCAGAACCGATTCCTGAAGCGGTGTTGAAGAGAGAACGAAGGAAAAAGAAGTTAAGTGAGGCTCAACTCGCAGCATTAGAAAAAGGCAGAATGAAAGTTCAAGAAAACAAAAGAAAAAAAGATTTGAAAAAAAAGAGAGACGAACTCCTAGCTAAAGCAGTGAAAATAAAAGAAGAGAAAGAATTCATAGATAATGGAATAAAACAGAATAAGTCAGCAAAGGCTCTTAAAACCGAAATCAAGAAATCAACTAAAGAAACTAAAATTAGGGAAAAATTGCTTGAAAAAAAAAAGAAAAAAGAATGGGAAACTCAGCGTCAGGCTAGGTGGGAACTAATGAGAGAAGATGCTCTTGATAGATGTGACTGTATCGAAGACTTTGATGAACTTAGTGAACACTTAAACACCGTCGAAACCGATGATATTTTTGACGACGAAAAGTTAAAATCTAAGTTAAATAAAATATATGATATGTATAAGTATGTCCCAAAAGAAACAGCAAGCGAAGCAGCAGAAGATGGAATATAATCCAAAGAATTACCAAATTTTACCACTTAAAAAATTAGACAAAGAAGAAGTCGGTGAAGTCGATTTTGATATATTACCTAATCACCCATTTTTAATGTATGTGATTGGTGCTGTTAAATCAGGTAAGTCACTTTTTATGGCTAATTTGTTTTTTAATCCAAATTTTCCATACAAAGAACTATTTGATGTTAAGATTCTAATATCTAATACAGCCTACAATGATAAAATTATGAAGCCTATATTGGAACAGTTTGACTTTGTTTTTACAGATTACAATGATTCGCTGATGGAAGAGATAATCCAAATGGTTCAAGACGACGATAGTAATTCTAAGTATTTATTAGTTTTGGAAGATATTATTGGTAATGTGAATGTTAAGAGGGCTGGTAGTTCTATCGACGCACTTACTGGACTAACTACAAAATACCGACATATAGGTAATGAAGACCAAGAAGGAAAACTCAGTATTTGTATTATATCACAGTATTTCAAATATCTTAATGCTATCCAAAGAATTAATGCTTCGGCATATATGTTGATGGGTAATTCACCAGAGATAGAACTAAAAAAAATGAGTCAAGAATTGTCGGTATTTGGCGGAAGTGAAAAAGAATTTATTAGATTATACCACGAAACCAAACAAGAGCCATTCGATTTCGCATTCCTCAACATTCAAGATTTAACTATTAGACGAAATTTTGAAGAACAAGAACTATGGAATGCTATTAAAGATAAGCCAAAGAAAGACCCAGAAGAAGAAACCGAAAATTCAAACAACGAAGAAAATACCGACGATGAAGAAATTAAAATATAATATAAATATATACAATGGCCTATTTTAATCAGTTACAAGGATATATGAGTAATCTCCAAGAAGGAATCAATCACGAAAACGATGTAAAACAAGAATACGGAGATAAATTAGCAACAACAATTGAAGATAAATTTAACAACATTTCCCAACAAGCCGAAGGTTGGGGCGGAGCACTTACCGCCGCTGGAACTGTGTGGAAACACGGTAGAAAAGTTTACCGAACTCTTCAAAGTCAGGGTCAAGCAGCAACCGATGCCGCTACAACTACTGCCGAAACAACTGGTGGAGATGTCGCCGCTGCTGCTCAAACCGCCGCTGGAAATATCGCTAATGCCGCCGCTACATTCACACAAGGTATTAATGCTGCCGCCGCTGGTGCTACCGCTGGTGCTGCTACTAATGTAGCTTCCGTGGCTGCTGCTACTGCTGCTGCTGCTGCCCCAGCCGCAGCAAGTGCCGCTGGTTCGGTAGTTAATGTAGCCGCTGGTTCTGCTGGTGCTGCCCCAGCCGCACAACTCGCAGCGGGTGCTCAAGCGGCGGGTGGTAGAATCTCTGTTGCCACTGGTAGGTCGGTAATCGCTGGACAACAGACTTCTACAACTTCAGTTAATATGGGTAATGCTATTAACCAAGCAAGAGCAACTGGACAAGTTGCGGGGCAAACTGGGGGTTCTGCCGCTGGAGGTGCTCCAGCTGCCCCTATCACGGGACAAGCTGCTCAAACTAACATAGCTGCTCCAGCAGCAGCCCCAACAGCAAACCCGACTGCTGGTGGTAATGCTGGTGGAAGAGCAGTAACTGATGCCGACGCTGTAGTTAACGATACTGATACACTTACCAACACAATAAGTAATATTGGTTCAAAAGTAATGGGTGGTATGGACGCTGCTTTAGACGGTATTCCAGTAATTGGTGAAATTATCGGTATAGGTAGTTTAATAGGTGGTTTAATACACGGATTAGATAAAAAGAATGAAGAAGCAAAAGCATCATCAGCAACACAACAAGGCGGAACTGTGGGTGGTGGAATTGACACCTCAGTTTTCAAGGGTAATACTCTCGGTAGTGGTGGTGGCGGCTACACAGTCTAAGTGTTTTTTAGACTTAATGTGTGTTTTTTTAGTTGTCCAAGCGTATACTTGAGCGCAGCTTACACAGAACCAAGTATCACCCCTTCTCTTTTCCTGATAATCTTTATTCCGTTGTAACTCTTTTTTTTGATTTTCATAATAATAGACTTTTTGTTTTGCCGCATAGAGTTTAGGTTTTTCAGCATATTTTTTTTTATGATATTCATTTCGAGTTTGAGTCGGTATATGTTTATTTAACAACATAAGTCCCGTTTCAGTCTCATTATGATTTTCAATCCAGAATCTTTCTTTTTTTTTTAAATCTTGTCTTGATATATTATAAAATTGTTCTAAAACTTCTATCTCCCTTTCACCGCACATTAACTTAGTCATACATTTATTAGAAGAAGAGTTATGATTACGCCGTCTTTCTTTCCAATTTATGGTTGACCCATAATAAATTTTATCATCTATTTCACTGGTTATTTTATAAATATAACCTACATCTAAAATTTCACTATCCATATAATAATAAAATAAAATAAAAACGAATTTAAACCGCCAACTTTTAATCCCAGCATATAGTTACTGATTGAGATAGTTTTTTGTTTTCTTTTTCAACCAGAGCATCACAGTTCTTAATATGAATTTTAGATTTCAAATGGTTATGGATATGGCCTCTACTGATTTCTCTTTTACAAACATCACACATCATTTTCTGTTTTAACCATTCAGTATATCTCCTCATATATAATTAAGAAATAAAAAATTCTTTAAATCGATATTGCCGATATATTTGCGGCTATGTGATTAGTTCCAATAACAGTTTCAAGGTTAACAATTGTAGCATAAAATACTTTCTGTTTACCGACTTTAAAATTTAATGGTATTAAAATATCACTGTGGCTACTCCCGACGAATATCTTTGTAATCATATTTTTTAATCCAGACTCTAAGTCTTGTTCAAATAATTCTATAGAACACGCTGTAGCCATTGAACTTGAGATATGAATATTTTTAACTAACAATTGTTCGTTGTGATGTGTAGCATAGTGTAAGCATTTTGAACTATAATGGGTTGCTTGAAGAATACCGAATACTGTAGAAGTTCCAGTTGCTTTGGCTGTAATATCTCCAGTATTACAGTAACTACCGCCAGAACTATATACTGTGATTTTATTTACAGCACAAAATAAATTAGTTCCAGATGCTATCCCATCTCCAGTATTTACAATAGTAGTTCCATTCATATTATATACACAATTTCTCGGTTTTCTTTTATTACCATCAGCAGCATCATAGAACAGACCATCGACCACCACTTGTCGAGCACCAGCACCAGAACTTTTAACATCGGCTGTAGAAGTTGAAACAATATCTAATGCTGTATTCGCACCAGCACCATCACTTATTTTAAAACTAAGTAAGTTACCATTACTACCTAAGGTAAATGTCCCAGCAGCAGCAACATCATCTATTGCTGTTATTACCTTGTTCTCTACCCTCGCACTTCTATCGAAAATCTGTGTATAAATTGGTTCTACGATTTCTTTCAAAGACATTATATTAATTTAAGATATTTTAATTTGAAAAAATAAAATATATTAATAATATATAAAATGTCTGTTGCCGAAAACTCAAAATTTATAGCCCTAGTTGCCGATAACGGAACTGAATTTACCAGTGAGCAAAAAGCAATCTTCACAATTCACCCTGATATCGGTTTTGTTAAGGGTAAAGATTCTTATCTATCTTTTGATATGCTCAATACTTGCCCAGAAAGTCGGGTTAATTTATTCCCAACAACCGCTGGTGCTTCATCTATTATAGACAGAATGGATATATTTAGTTTAGCAAATGGACAATTACTCGAATCACTTACTAACTACAATTTATGGAGTTCTATTGAAAACCAATATATGGAAGAAGATAATGCCCATTCCCAACTTAAGAACGGAACTGACCCAGAGTGCCGAGCCTTCAAATGCTCTCAAACAGCGGGAACAAAAGTCAACACCTTAATTGAGCGTGGTTATGCTGGTGATGCTCGAAGCACTCTTGACTTAGGAAGTGAGTTATTTAGTCAAATTTCTTCTGGTAGTGGTGTAGTAAGTGGTGCTAACCAAGAGCTCGATGTAGATACTGAAATGTGTGCTAAAAAATTCTCTGCTAGAAAATTCTGTATTCCAATTAAATCTGGAATCTTCTCTCACTTTGGAGTGAGTGAAAAACTCACCCCTATCCTATTATTCGGTGGACTTCGACTTGAAATCACTTTTGCCGAAGATAAAAAAGTTATGACCCGAGCAAATGTTGCTAATGGTGCTACAGCCACTTCGAATGTTAAAGCCGATAGCGAAGCTACTGGTATTGCTGTAGACGAAATTAAAGCCGCCGCCGCTGGTGCTGGTATTGGTGCTCAAACACTTAAAATGATTACTATTACTGGTGCTAATATTGCCGACCCAGCAGCCTTAGGTATTGTTAAGGGTGCTAATATGACTGTTTTAAACACTGGTGGTGGCGGCCTCGCAACTGCTCAAGAATTCGTTGTAGACCACGTCCACCGACAATTCACTCAAACTGACGGAACACCTACAGCAAAAATTGTTATAGTTTCCACCACCGCTTTAACTGCTGCTGGGGCTGGGACTAATAACTGTGTTATTTTCTTTACTAACAGCACTACTCAATCCACATACAAACTCAAAAATGTAGAACTTAAGGTTTTACAAGTAATTCCACCACAAGCGATGATGAAAGGTATTATTAAGGAAAGTCAATTTGATTACATATCTTGGGATTGTTTCTTGGATAATCTTCCTGCGTCTTCACTTAGTCACCAAAGCGACATTACTTCAGTTGCTTCTGCTGCTAAATGTATGTTTACACACTATATCTCGGTTACTAGTGAAAATGAAAAATATGGACAGAATTATTACAATGGACAACCACCACATCGAATGTATTTAGATTCAATTCAGTATTTCATTAATAACAAACTTTATCCACTCAAAGCATATAATCCACAAGCAAAAGCCGACAAAGTTGTTAATATGAATGAACTTGTGAAAGCATTCAAATCTATAGGAAAAGATGTTAAAAGACTCGGTGAATGCCGAGCGGGTAATATTGCTGATTACACAAATACTTACTTACACGCCAGAGAACTCGCTCGTGGTGAACAGTTTGTATATAATCTTAAGGACGCTGAACCACAAATTCGTCTTGGATTCGAAAGTGGTAGCAGCCGTTCTACTGCTAACGTCGATGGTTCAGTTGCTGTCGGTAATATAAGAATGATACATTTTGTTTTCTCAGTAAAAACAATTATGATTAACAAAGACAATCTCCAACTTATTTTGTAAAAAACTTTAAAAAAGTTTAAACAAAGATTATGTAAATGGAATTTTTTTATAATTAAAATATTTTATTAATATATAAAATGCCGATTGAAAAGAATTATTTTAGTATTTCGCCACTCAACGACAATCCACTCCAAAGTTCAGGAACTAATGGAGTTGCTGGTGGTTTCTCATTTAAAGAGTCTAATCCAATTATTAAATTTTCCTTCCCAGCAGTTGAAAAAATGTTAGAAACACGAACTCTAACACTATCTGGTCAATTTATGGTAAAACAGCAAGATACCGATGAAGCCTTTAGAAATCCTACTTACGCTAATTTAGAAAATGATAATGGAGCAACCATATCAAAAGAAACTGCTTGTAATATCCCTAATCACGGTGGAGTTCATAATGTTATAGATAAAGTTGTAGTTCAAACTAAAAAAACAAATACCGAGATAATTAATGTTCATAACTACCCAGCATATAGTAGTCTTAGACAAGCATACACTAACAACGATGAAGATTATTTGTGGGGTGTTGCGGCAAACCGAACACTTGCTCAAGGTAATCACGCTAACGAAGTTAATCGTAGAATCCAAATTGTAGCCGATAAAACTGCTCAAGACTTAAAAACAAACAATAACCGACTTATTGGTGTTCCATTCTCACTTAAATTAGATATTGATTTATTCCAGTCTGGTAACATTCATTTAGGTCAAGCATACACAAACGGTCTTATGCTCACAATTCACTTAGCCCCAGATTCTTCAGTCTTATTCCAGAGATTTAGAGATAAGGCAACAACTGGTGGTGGTGCGACAACTATGGACTTAGCAAACTCTATGTATACACTTAGAAATCTTAAATTAGAGGGTCGATACATTGTTCCTACACCTCAAGAACTCAAGGCATATCAATCCCAGATTCCACTCAATTCCCAACTTAACTTACTCAATGATATTCACGCCGACCAAGATAGTATTTCATATACACCACAACTTAACTCGGTAAAAGCAATGTGTAATTTATATCTGGATAAAGACCAAACCAACAATCTTGCTTACCAACAAGCAAACTTCCGTCTTCCAGTCGGTATGAAACAAATAGAGCATAAAAAGGATAATCTTCGATTCCCATTTACATTCCCACTCAAAGTCCAGCCTAATTATGAATCATTAGTAGAATTGGGTTCTGGTTCTATTAATCCAACCCAAACTTTAAAGCGTGAAAACATTATGGGTGATATTGAAATTAGAAAACATTTTGAAAGAGCCTTACTTGGTGGTATGGAAGCAAAACGAAGTTCTGCTAATATGCGACGAACTGCGAACAACTTAGAATTTGATTACAGAGATAGAACTAATGGTATTTACACCGCTGGTAATGCTGCGATTGAAGGAACTGCCGTAGCAACTACAAACGGTGTCGGTAATCAATTATATCCAGAGTTACTCGGTCTTGGTGTTGATTACACTTATGGTGTTGGTAATTCTCTTAACTACATTAACCGAGATTATTCGAATACTGTTCATTCTGGAGTTAATGCTGGGTCTACACTTCTTCCAGTTGACCGACGAAATAAGAGTGAGTTAGTCCAGACATTCGTCAAATATAATGCCGCACTCAATTTACAGACTTTGGTGAAAACAATGTAAAAATAATATTTATTTATGATATGGTGGGTAAGTTGTTAAAAAGAATAGTATGTAAGATGACTATATGCTGTAAATCTAAATGCTCTATTGAACCAGATATTCATTCTCAATTAGTTAAACAGCAAATAGAAAAATAAAATATATTATATATATGGACTTGAAAATATTCAAAATCAACAACGGTTATAAAATCGGTAAAATTGATGGTTCGAGATTAGGAGAAATTTATGGCCGAAGGTATTACATTACGAAAAGACCTATGCGGCGTGACCCAGCAAAGAAACTCTTAATGAAACTACAACTTGCCGAACAAGGATTGAGGATACAAGTAAAGTCCAAAAAAAAAAGAATGTGCGATGGTTTTATAAGAATTGACCCCAAAAAAACAAAACGGCTATATGTTTACAGCGATGAACCCCACGCTGATTTTCAACATTTATTGTATTATTTTTAAATTTTAATATTTGTTATTTATATAAATGACATCAATCAACTTAGTATCTCCCGTAGGAAATGGACACACCTATTCTGTAAGATTTCGTGAACCACTTGTTATTGAAGCCAACTCTAAAGTTTATTTGAACTTTGCTAAATTTAAAAGAAATTCTTCAGTTTATTTTACTACCGACCAAACTATAGAAGTAATCTTAAATGAGGTTTTACCGACTGTTCTTCCAAGTGACACGAGTGTTAGTAACTCTGTTATGGCTCTAAACAGTATTACAATACCGACAATTAATCCAATTACTGGACAAACTGGTTATACAGCAAAAGAATTAGAAAAAGTCATTAGTGACAGATTTAGTGGTGACCCAGATGTCGACGATGATTTGGGTATTAGAACTGTGGCTGGTGTTCCAAAACAAATGTTCCTCTACAATTCAATCTATGAAGAAGAAACCAAATTAAATACTTCTTTAGGTTGGTATAAAGATTATGATATTTTAGGATTAAGTAATGTAGCAACTCTGTCGACAGCACACGTTTTAGGTATGGCGGCCGCTGGTGGAGATATCGCTGTTAAGACTTCGGCTGACTCTGCTAATGTTCGGTATGATGCCTTTGCTATGTCAAAACAGACTTACGATTTTTCATATAAATCACAACTCAAATCAAATAGTGAAAATCACAATCTCATAACTTTTCAACAAAATATGACTGTTGGAACACAAGTCGGTAATATATTCTGTGGACTTACTTCACACGAAATAGCCGACTCTATATCGGGAACAGATTGGACTGATTATGCTGTTGGAACTTCCAAAAATAGTTTTACTCACGGCACAACAGCAACCCAGAATTCTAGTAGTGGTAGAACCCTTCACGTCCCAATTATATACTCACCTAATGTAACTGACGCAATTCAAACAAACGAGACTGATAGTGATGTTCTACAACAAGCA